AGTGCTTCTACTTTAATATTCTTGGTTATGATACAATTTTTAATAACTGTTTTGATTGCAGTTGTAATTTGCTTTGTGTCTTCACTTTCTAAAGCAATAACTAAAAGTTTTTCTTCTTTAACTAGAAATGGTCTGTATTGAATTGTTTCTTCAGTTGAGGGTAATTCAAGTTGATATGTTGGTGTAGCAATTTTTGGTAAAGGCATAATGTCCTATAATGAGTTCAGTATGATTATTTATGGAGGTCTTTAGATGATTCTTAAGGTTGATGCAGTTGCAAAATCAATTTGTGAAGCACCAGCAGTATTAAAAGGAACACCACCAGGAGTGATATTTCCAGTAACACTACTTAAATCTACATTAGGGCTAAATGCTTGAGTATTAATCTGTGCGAGTTGCTGTGGTGTTGCATTAAAATTGGGACCAGAAGGATCTCCGGTGGCTTTTGTAGGTAGTCCCGATGTAGTTCCCGTAGGTGCTGGATCAGTTCCCGGAGGAATCAGTATGTATCTGATATATGATAAGGAAACTGAACATTTTAAGAGAGAAGACGAATCATAAGAAACAGGCATTGATGAAACAGAAATTGGAAAAGAATTAATAAATTCATATTCCAATGTTTTGCTGGTATAACTATCACCCTTTACTTCATAACTAGTAGGAGTTACATTTGCAGTCACATTTGCAGTTCTTTCAAATTTTATAACTTTTAATCCTGTAGCCATATAATCTTTTGGATAATTAACTCTATAAAAATAAGTTGGATCTTTCGAACTCAGTTTTCCTCCTCCAGCAGAAACACTTTCTCCAGCAACATATTTCATCCAGGTTTCAAAATATCTAATGGGTATATAATTTTCAGCATCAACATAGAATGTTAAGTCAATACGATCATCATAAACTCTTCTATATGCATGTCTTTCTGTTACACCATGAAAATTATCATTAATCTCAAAGGTTGCTAAATTAGACCCAGGAAGAGTTGCCTCTGAACACATTAAATTTAATTGCTCCTGCAATCCTGCATATGGAGGTAACCCATTTTCAGTCAAGTAGGTATTGGTTAAACCAGGAGGTTTTGGAATAGTAACCTCAAAATGAGAGGTAAGAGCAGGGTGAAGCAAACTGGATTTAATTTTTGCTATGTTCCTTACGGTAGGCATTTATAAATACTTTTTGATCTTATATATTATGTAGTAGGGATAATGGCTGAAAGTTTAAAGAGTATCTACAAACCATCCTATCCACAAAAATACATCGGCAACTCTAATAATATCATATGCAGAAGCAGTTGGGAAAGAAGGTTTTGTCGTTGGTGTGATCTAAATGAGAATATAATATCCTGGGGTTCAGAAGAGTTTTGTGTCCCATATAAATCTCCAGTTGATAATAGAGTTCATAGATACTACCCTGATTTTATTATTAAAGTAAAGGAACAATCTGGTGAGATTAAAACTTATGTGATTGAGGTAAAACCTAAAAAGCAAACAATGGCTCCTCAGAAAAGATCAAGAGTTACAAAATCATATCTGTATGAATGTAAGACTTATGCGGTCAATCAAGCAAAGTGGAATGCTGCAGAAGAATGGTGTAAAGACAGAATGATTAACTTTATGATTATCACCGAAGATCATCTTGGTATCAAATAATGGCAGAAGGTTTTGGTCAGTATGTTGGTGTTCCTCCAAGAATGAGAGAGTTAAAAAGAAGAATTGATGAAGAAGGAGCACGAGATCCAGAAGACTTAATGTTGATTATTACAGATGTATTAAAAGAAGAAGTATTGTATCCGGAACCAGGTAAGTTTTATACTTTCATTTATAATCCAAAGACACCAAATATTGAGTATGACCAACACCCTTTGATTGCTTGCACTTCATTAGAGAGATGGGGATTTAAGGCAATCAATTTTCATTGGAGACAAGGAAGACAATATACTTGGGAAGAGGTTGCAGGTAAACTTCATGTTGTAAAATATGAAGAACTTGATGAGTTGCTTTCTATAAACTATGCAAAGTTCCGTCTAAATAAATAAAACTATTCGTGTCTAATGGCAGATAGACTACCTCCAGGTCAAGGCGCACTTCAAAACTGGAACAATATAAATTCAAACAAACCGGAAGAATATTCGTCGGAATTTGTTATTGATGGAATTAAGTATGCGAATGTAACTAATGTTTCCACAGGGCAGAGACAATTATATTTCGTGCAATCTATATCTGGTGCTAGAGGAGCACCAATTACAACAACAAATGCAGATGGAACAAAAACTCCAGGTGGTACTTATGATAACTTTAATCGAAATAATCCAGGTAAATTAGCAGCAGCAGAAGCAGCAAGCAAACAGGCATCTATTAAACTTTTATCAACTCCAGGTATATCAACACCAGCAGAAGCAGCAGCAATAAAAAATTCAAAGGAATTTAAATCAACTACTGCTGGGAATAATGCAGCAACTGGTGGGCCTGTTGGTGAGTCTGCTCCAGTTGTAAACCCACCATTATCCAGAGATACAAAAAAAGGATCTGCAGGATCTTTTGTATATCCTGCAAACTTGGCTGAAACGCATCAAGATATAATTAAATTTAATCTGGTAAAATACATCCCCGGTGGAATTCCGACACCAGGCAGCTCGGGAAGGCCCCCTTCAGGTGAAATATTAGGAACTGTTGTTCTTCCAGTTCCTAACAACATTTCTGATACAAATACTGCTGATTGGGGAGCAGATCCCATGAATGCTGTTCAAGCTGCAGCAGCTGCTGCTGCTTTTGCAGGTATTACGGATGGTGTTGGCGCAGGAATGGAAAGTATTGGGGCATCTCTTAAACAATTTGGATCAGATCCAACAAGCAAAACATTTGTAGCAGCTGGGTTTGCCGGTGCAGCCATGGGTGGTGAGGGTGCTAAATTATTATCAAGGGCAAGTGGTCAAATTGTAAATCCTAATTTGGAACTTTTGTTTAATGGACCACAATTAAGATCTTTTAGTTTTACTTTTAAATTAGCAGCAAGGAGTGACGGAGAAGGACAAACAATTCTTAAAATTTTAAGATTTTTTAAGAGAGGGATGTCTCCAATTAGATCAGAATCGAATTTATTTCTAAAATCACCCAATACATTTACAATTCAATATATGAAGGGGTCAAAAGATAACCCCAATATAGGCAAAATAAAAGAATGTGCTCTACAAAGCGTAACTACCAGTTACACTCCTGAGGGGCAATATGCAACCTTTAGTGATGGTGTGATGGTTTCTTATTCACTTCAACTGACTTTCTCAGAACTTGAACCAATATTCACTAAAGATTATGAAGATTCACCAGATGGAATAGGTTACTAAAATGTCAAGTTATTTCCAAAGAGTTCCAGATTTCAATTATGTTAGCAGACTTCCTGATTCTAAAATAGGAGATTATATTCGTGTAAAGAATTTATTTAAGAAAGGAAAACTGAGAGAAGATATCTTTCAGAATCTTGCATTTTTTGAGAAGTATAAAATCGTTGGAGATGATCGTCCTGATAATGTTGCATTTGAAATTTATAATGACTCCTCATTAGATTGGCTTGTTCTTTTATCAAATAATGTTCTTAATGTTCAATCAGAATGGCCATTACCTCAAACTGATTTTGATAGGTTTGTGTTAGATAAGTATGGTGATTATGATACTCTCTATAATGGTATTCATCACTATGAAACAGAGGAGGTTAAGAATAGACAAGGAGTCACAATCGTTCCTGCAGGACTTCAGGTAGATTCTTCTTATTCTGTAAGTTATTATGATTTCTTTACAGACTTACAAGTTACTACAGGAAATCTTGCGATTCCAGTAACAAACTATGAGTATGAAGAGAAAGTAGAAAATGATAAGAGAAATATTTTCATACTTAAACCCAGATACTTAAATATTGTTTTTGATGATATGGAAGAAATTATGCAATACAAAAAAGGATCCTCTCAGTTTGTGAGCGAATCCTTGAAGAATGGAGATAATATAAAACTCTATAGTTGATTATTCTGCCAGTTTTTGAAAGTATGAGAGTGCATCATCTTCATCTTCATCAACAGCACTAGTGACTGTAGGAAGTGTAGGAGATTTGGAACGAGCATAAGACTGTTCAAGTTCTTCTAGAACTTTACTCTCACTATTTACTGGTTGATTGTAAGATTCGTACTCATCTTCTTGTTGAACCACAGCACGAGATTGCGTAGGAGAAGAAGTCGGACTCAATCCAAGAACCATATTCATACGACGCTCAAGTTCCTCATAGGTCTTGAACTGATCTGGTGCAGTGATTGCATTCAGCGAATATTCTTTCTTCCAGATTGCTTCCATAGCATCATCATCGTCCAGCAAAGGACCTACACGATCAAACTCAGACTTATCATAGTTCCAGTAACCATCTTTCTTTACAATCTTCAGTTTAAAGTTTGCTCCCACCCAGAAATCAAAGGGATTGATTGGTGATTCATCTTCAAACTCAGGTTGCATTGCTTCCATAATCTTATCAAAGATTTTCTTACCATACTTAAACAGGAAGACTTTACCCTCATTTGAAGGGTTTGTAGGATCTTTTACAACGTAGATGTTGGAATAATAATTCAGTTTACGTTTTTGTTTACGAACAATTTCTTTATTTGTTTCGGATCCAGTGTTCCATAGTTCACGATTATATTCACCAAGTGGATCTTTACCACCAATGGTAGTCAAAGAATTTTCAATATACCACCCACCATTTCCTTGAAATGCGTGTGAATACATTTTTGCCCAGGGAAGATCTTCACCATCAGGAGCAGGAAGGAAACGAAGAACTGCAAAACCATTACCGGTTTTATCCACTTCTGGTTTCCAGAGACGTTCATCAGCACCACTCGAAGTAGTGCTCATTTTCTCCACTTGCTTCACTAGTTTTTCAGTGAGTGAACCAAGAGAAGACTGCTTTTTAAGATTTGCGAAATTAGACATTTATACCTCGTATTAATAGGATTTGGCTTTTGTGTACTTCATTATTCTACAGGTCAGAACCTGTTTTGTCAATTTGTTGTCTCATCACCTCAAGCATTTTTGTCATATTGTTAAAAATAACATTCATATCAACATTAGCAGGAAGACCCATCAATTGAGTAGAGTCGGTAATTTTTTGCTTCATCTCTTTTGCTTCTGGGTCATCAGACAAACTCAAACGTGTATAAAGAATTTGTTGTTTATTCAGAAGTCTTTCCATGAGAATAACGTGCTCAATTTTATCCTCTTTTGTCATCAGAGGAAATCGGAATACACTTCCATAAATCTCTTCCTGCATCTCTGAGATTTCAACCATCTCTGCACGGACAAGTTCAGAATTAAAAAAACTCATTTCTCTCCTAGAATAATTTCTTTCAAAATTTTACGAAAATGAAATACATCAATATTTATGAATGGGCTATATTTTTTAATTCTGCGACTGACGGTTTCCCACACAGGATCTTTAAGTTTTTTATCAAAGTTATTTGTATATGAAAAGATTTTATCATAAAGAACCATTGTCTCTAATGAAATTTTTCCACCCAAGAATCTTTTGAGAAGAACTGGATGCCCCCTTGAGCATTTAAAAACTTCTTCAAATTTATTTTCTTCAAAAAGATATTCAGATTCTTCTTTAAACAGATATGATAGTGATTGAATTTTCTTCTGCCAGTTTTTATATCTACTATCACCTTCTTTAATCATATCACCAATCCATAAAGTTTCTGGATCAGAACAAGACACAAAGTTTGCAACAAAAAAATCTATAACTTCCTGATCTGTTTTTTGTCTTGATACTTTCTCAAACCACATTCTATCCTTTCGTTTATAGAAAGATTGTACTGTTGCTCTTGATTTACCACAATACTTATGATAGTCATAACTATCTTTTGTAAAGTGATTTTTGAGTGCAAGATATTGACGATAAGCATCAAAGGGCATCATTCAAAAAAGGTAATATATGTAATTTTTTGCCGGGATTTTTTACCCTCTAAAATGGATTAGAAAACCAATTTTGCACGAGAGGTCTTCTTAAGAAAGTTGAGTTCCGTTGCCTCACACTTAATCTTCTCTTTAAGTGGTTTTGAGATCAGTTTAGGAACCGATTCTAAATCAATACTATTCTTCTCACAAAAATGAACGATAGCATCAATGTAATTCATCTCAACATTAACTTGTACAAGGGTTTCAATCTCTTGAGCAAACTTAGTTGGACAAAAGAATTTACTCTCAAGTACCTTTTCTAATTCATTCTCCATTCGTTGCCCCAGTATTGTGATGTACAAATTCTTTGATATAACGAACTAATAACTTAATATAGTCCCCTTTGTTCCTTTTGTCAAATACTTTCACTTCTCCACCAGGAGTAACCATAATAGTAATTAACTTAACAGGAACAATTTCAGTTAGTTCATAATACGCAGCTGCATAAAATGTTTCTTGAACAAAGTAGTTTTCCAACCACTCTTCAGGTTTAATCTTTTCGGAAGTCTTAAAGTCGATGACTGCAAGTTCTCCTTCATACTCTCCAATACAATCAACTCGTCCAGCAAGTCCAAGATACTCAGAGTACAGTGTGCGTTCAATCGCATGAATATTATTTATCTTATCCAGATAAGGTTTCGCATGATAGAACATAAACTTTGATATGGGTTGATAGTTTTCCCACACAAGTTCTTTATTCTCCAAATAGTCTTGGCAGACTTGGTGAAAATCAGTCCCTCTTGCTGTTGCTCTTTTTGTAATACGATTTGCTTCTTCAAGACCTACACGCTTCCTCCACTTAACAAAAATCTCACGATTATAGAAAGAAGTTACAGAAGTAATTGAGGGAACCCACTTACCACTGGGAAGATTGTACAGACGAATACTCTCTGTAGTCTTACAATTTAACTCAAGGTCACCCAAGTAATTATGATGAATAAATGTCATACACCGATTTCCATTTTTGCAATAATATACTCTTTAACAAACCCAGACCTTACAATATCTTCTACACCAAATTCAATAATATCAATAGAAGGCATTACTCTTAAAATCTTCATAAAGTCAATGATACCATTCTTCTCATTTGTCTTAATTAAGTCAGATTGAGTAGCATCACCACAGAACATAATTTTAGAATCTTCACCAACACGAGTAATGATAGAATCCAATTCGTGGAAATTTAAATTTTGAAATTCATCAACAATAATAATTGCCTTGTCCAGTGTAGTACCACGAATAAAAGAAGTACTCCAAAAACCAATCGTTCCTTGAGTTTTGAGATTGCCATAAAGCATTTCAAAGTCTGCTTCTGATGGCAACTCAAACATATACTTTACCATATTCTTATAAGGAATTTGATAAAGAGAAGATTTGTCTTCATGGTCTCCAGGAAGAAAACCTATCTCACGAGTTGCTACAAGTGAACGAACAATATAAATCTTTTCATATGGAGTTTTTTCATTCAAAACATCTTTAAGTGCATTATAAAGTGTGATGAAAGTTTTACCAGTTCCAGCACATCCATATGCAACAAGATTTTGATTTTTATTATAAGATTCAAAGAGTATTTCTTGATTCTTTGTAAGAGGTTCAATCGTCCTCATTATATCTTGATTGATTGGCTTCTTACGTTTCATTTGTCTAGCAGTCATTCCAACCCCAATTGGTTGTTCGTCTCTTCTTCTTCGTGACATATAGTTTAAACTGGTTTTACTATTGATCCAGGAACTTTTGATGCTCTATGAAGCACATCATTCCATCCTGGATGAGATTTTTTAAGTTTATCATAAACTTCACCCAGTTCTCCAGACGATGGGCAAGTTGTTGGGTCAGACCAATCACGATCCCATTCGGAATTATCCTCTTTCCATTTCTCCCAATCATGAACACTCAGAACAACTTCTTTCTGTTCACCTGTAACTTTATTATAAACGGGATAAGTTGCCAAATTTAGTTCTCCATAGTATGTAAGAGTATTTATTCGAGGGTAATTGCACTTTGATACTCACAAGGAAGACATTCCTCGCGAGTCCAACCAAGTGCTTCTGATACAGCAGGAAACTCACAAGTAAAGATACAACGAACTGCTTCTGCAATTTCCATATGTTCCTTCTGTGTTCCATGAGCTGAGCGAAGGTTGATGTAGTGTATCCAGGACCGCACAGAACCCGTCATATAGAGGCGTGTGGGGGTCGCTAGGGGGAGCACGAACCTTGCACACTCCTTTGCCACACCTTGTGTCAGGAGGAAGTTATATACGTCTTGAGCGTCACGGAAGAGGTCTTGAATCATCTTATTCATTACGAATACTTTTTCTTCTTCAAGATCATTAATAGAGTTCTGGCGATTCTTATCGTCCTGCCGACGCAGTTCTGGAAGAGGAATCTCTTTTTCTAACCAACCTACATCAGCATATCGTTGTGAAAATTCTTGATATGTAAAGGACCTGTGTCTCAAAATTTGCGCTGCGATACCACGAGAAGTATTAATCTCAACAGTCATTGTTGCCTGCTCAAAGATACTCCAGTGCTGATGCTCAATACAATACTTTAGCAGTCCAGCAAATTTAGTATTCTCTTGATTTGCTGGATTACTTACTCTTGCACAATATGCCATATGTTTTTCAGCATCTGGAGTTACTGTTAAAAGTTTTACTTCTGGTTTCATAAATTTAAATTCTGCATTTTCAATCATCATCGTCCTCAAAAATCTCATCATAGTCGGTAAGATGTCGTGATATTTCTTCGTACTTATATGCACCCACATCAGAATAAATCTCTGCTTTTAGAGAGTCAACCAATAATTCAAGATTACGCACGATCAATTTAAGTTTCTCTTTATTCATTGTTAAAAAACTTATCACAAGTAATTATACATAAAAAAAAGAGGGAAGTCAATCCCTCTCAAAAATCCTGAAATGTCTCTTTCCTTTTCGTTTCTGAACCACCCTAATTTCGGGAGGCATTTTTTTGACTGGCATCTTTCTCTGTGTAGAGAACATACCATCATTAGTCAGAATACGAAAGAGTACCAATAAAGGTATCAGGTATTTCATTCCTTAACATACTCAACACCACGATAGATGCGAGGTTGCTGTTCGGATTGTTGTTGTGACTGTTGTTGATAGGTACTGTAGTCAACTTCTACACCACGATAAACTTGATTACCTGGATGTTGAACTTGAGTTTGTCCTTTGTTTTCTGTGTCATATACGACACCGCGATATGATGCTTGTGACATTAGGGTTCTCCTTAGTTGTTAAGTTAAAGAGCGTTCCTTCAGTCGGCTTTTGCGTCTATGGGGCAACTTTCAGGAGTGACCTTAACGATCTCTTCTATCACCTCAATCTTAACTGCATTAGGATTATTCCCCTTAAGGACTCTTCCCATTAGTAATTGTGCTTCTAAACAAGTGAGAATAAGTTGTTCCATAGATGAACGTCTTCGTTCCGAGTCGGCTTACTTCCGTCTGGTTTTCCAGATGAACGTGAGGTCATTATAGACCTTATGTTCTATGTAGTCAAGT